AGTTGAGGTTGATGAACCTGATTTTGCAAAGATGCTCGGTGATCTTAAGGGATTTTTCGCAGAGACTCTAAACAAGGCATCTGAGGCAAACTCTGCTCAGGTTTCAGCAATCAAAGAAACTGTTGAAACATTTAGCAAGAGCGTAGATGGCCGTATTTCAGAGTTGGCAGAACAGCATGCAGCACTTTCCAAGGCTGTAGAAGATATAAAGAACACGATTGATACAGTAGAAAAGCGTGTTGACGCAGTTGAATCAGAAACTGCAATTAAGAAGTCCTATGACCTCGGCGGGTCACAGGAAGTAACAATAAAGAAATCAAAATGGAACGGTTCTTTCCTCGGTTCCGTAAATGAGTTATTCAACTAAAAAAGGTAGGTGAAAAAAGAATAATGAGCAATGAAACATTAGAAAAGGCTGTAGCAACAAACACACACGTTACAGCTAATATGACTGGATCGGCTGGAGCTACAACTGGCATCCACGTCGGTTCTGAAGGTAAGGGTGGTCTTCTCAATCCTGAGCAGTCCGCACGATTCCTCGATTATATGTTCGATGCAACTGTAATCGGTAAGGTGGCTCGTACTGTTCGCATGAGAGCAGACACCACTGAAATTGATCGCATCGGAGTCGGGGAGAAGTTGATGAAGCTTGCAACTGAGGCAGATGATACTGCAGCAAACGCAGCTGTTACTTTCTCCAAGATCTCTCTTTCAACAAAGAAGCTTCGTCTTGACTGGGAGCTTTCGACAGAATCCCTTGAGGATAATATCGAAGGTCCAGATCTAGAGGATCACATCGCACGTATGATGGCTACACAGGCTGGAAATGACATTGAGGACGTAGTTCTTAATGGAAATACAGCACTTACATCAGATGCACTTTATAAGGCATTTGATGGAGTATCTAAGAAGGCTAAGGCTAACGGACACGTTGTTGATGCAGCTGGTGCTGCAGTATCACGTGCTGTTTTCAATAGCGCTCTTAAGGCACTTCCACGTAAGTACAAGCAGCGTCGTACCGACCTTCGCTTCCTCGTTGGTTCCAATTTGATTCAGGACTTCCTGTATGCAAATAGCATTGGAACAAACCAGACAATCCCACAGGATATTGCATCTTCAATCATCCGTGGAGATGTTGCACCACTTGGTGGTCCAGCAGGTTATGTCGCTCCATTCGCATTCGGTATTCCGATTGTTGAAGTTCCTCTTCTTAAGGAAGATCAGGACGGCGACTATTCAGGCGAGACAGGTAATCATGGAGATATCCACTTGACATTCCCAAATAACGTTGTTATTGGAATCAAGCGAGATGTCACAGTTTATCGTTTCTTCTGGCCACGCAAGGACTCCATCGAATATACTATGTATACTCGCGTTGGTGTTCAAATCGAGCAAGCAGATGCTTGGGTCGTTGTTAAGAACGTCAAGGTCGCTTCCTAATTAATAGGATTTGATCTCTGGGAAAGCCCCCATTAATTTGGGGGCTTTTCATTTTAATTTACTAATGATATAATTAAACTCACGAGACTAAGGAGAAATTAATGTCTTTTGACACATTAAAAATATCTGAATTAAAAAAGATAGCCGAAGACTTCGGCGTTGATATTGAAAACAAAAAGAATAAAAATGATATTATTGCACTACTCGCAGAAGAAGGTGTAACCTGGTCGGTCTACTCAAAGACCATTGACAATCTGGAAGAAGAGGATATGATTACAGAAGAAAAGCCAAAGGCAAAGTCTTCAAATTCAGAAGATACTGTTTTGGTTAGAATGACAAGGGCAAACTTTAGATACGATATTTTGGGTCATACTTTTACAAAAGAGCACCCATTTGTTGCTATGGACAAGTCTCAAGCCCAGGCAATTTTTGATAAGGAGGAAGGTTTTAGACTAGCTACTCCAAACGAAGTACAAGAGTTTTATAACTAGCTAAGCCTTTAAAAATGGCAGAGGTATATGTAAATAGTAATGATCCAATTATCACTAAGATATTTTACTCTGGTGAAATTATTGATGCAGATGGTCAAGTAACTGCCGCTGTTTATGACATTACTCAAGACCCAACTATATCTCCACCAATAAGTCCTACTACCGCAATACTAACATTTAATGCCACCAAGCTTGAAAATGATTTCGGTACTTATCAAATATCCGCTCCTTTTTCTATTACAACAAGACAAAGAAAGCTAAAGGTTGTTTGGTCGTATCAAATTGGTGGCACTAATGTTAGTCATAATCAGTTTGTAGATGTCGTAGTTCCATATTGCAGCTTTGGTAATGCTGTAGAAGATTTACAAATAGGAACAGATCCAAGCGATCCTAAGTACAGAACATATCATGAATTACGCATGGCGGAAAAATATGCAAGAAAACAAATAGAAGATTACACTGGTCAAGAGTTTAGCACATATCTTGATACAGAGATAGTTTATGGAAGTGAATCAGATATACTTCCCCTCCCATATAAAATTGTAGAAATTCATAAGCTATACGCAAATGATATTTTATTGATTGATAATTTAGCAAGTCCTGCTGTAAATAATTGGATATATACACCACAAATTACTGAAACAGGATTTGGAATAAGAATTGATAGAACAGGTTTATTAGACAATACTGTTTATGTAGCAAACGGAATGATTCCGCCTACAATAAGCGATCAATACGCAGGCGAAGCATTTGCTAAAAATGTAAGATACAAAGTTGTCGGAAGATACGGATGGGTAGACGTTCCAGATAATGTAGAGCAGGCATGCATACAATTAATGGGTCATTTTTTTGAGAAAGATAGGTATTGGAAAGATCAATATATAAAGAGTGTTCAGACGTTTGATTGGCAGGTCGAGTATACAGAAGGAATTTATTCTGGTACTGGATGTAGTTATGCCGACAAGCTTTTGTCAAACTATGTATTAAATCAAATGGTTGTGATTTAATGTATAGCATAGTAGACTCTATTCTTTCTATGAAGCTGGATATTTATATTCAGCGGGACATACAAGATCCAAATACTGGTGCCATAATTAAAGAATGGATATACAGTAAAACTTTAGATTGCCATGCAAAAGGAATTATTAGCAACTCCGTTACATCTAGAAACGGTGATCGCCAAGTATTTGATAATAGATATATTAATGATCAATTAATTCAAGTTAGAACTTCGGAAAAATTAACTTTAAGACAAAAGATAACAAACGTTCGTGACAGCGAAGGTACGGTTATTTGGACTGAGTTAGATAATCCTACAGATACCCCAACTGTTTTTGAGGTGGTAGGAGTAACCCCAATAACCGATCCCTTTGGTAGGGTGATAGCATTCAATAGTACAATGAAGAGATCGGAGAACCAGAGAATTGGAATCTGATTTTTTATTAGTACAAGCAGCAAGCAGGCTAGAAAAATTTATGTCTGGCTCTGGAATGACGGGAAACTTAAAAGAGAGTCTTGTAGCTCAGGTATCTGCTGCAATATATTATAAATCGCATGCAGTAGCAGCGTTAACAAAAAGTAAGAAAATAGACTCTGCATTTAAATCGATTATATTTAATCAGATAAACGAAGATTTTGGGGCGTTTATGGATTCCCAAGCAAGATCAAAGCCAAAGACATTTCACCATATTTATGAGTGGAAGCTGGCGGGAGATAAAAATTCTAGACTATTTGAATTAAATAAACTAGACTCAGAGTCTTTTCAAATATTAATATCTTATTCGTTTAAGCCATCTAAATCATTAGTGCCATCTTCTAACGGCAACAGAAGGCATGTGTTTGTTCAAAAGGCACAGATAATGGAAGAGGGAAGGCCATTAATAATATCTCCAAGATATGCAGAAAGATTAATATTTGAAACTAAAAATGGATATACAGTTTATATGCCAAAAGGAAAATCTGTTACCGTAAATAGGCCAGGTGGAAATTCTGTTAAGGGATCATTTGAAGTTGCATATAAAACATTTTTTGGTGGACAGCTAGTTAATCTTTCTATAAAGAAATCTGGATTTCAAAAGATATTTACAGCGGCAGCATTAAAAACATTAAGCCTTCCTTCTGATATTAAAAGAGTTAAATATTCATTTTCTCCATCAGCCGTCAGGGCTATGGCACATTCAAAGGCTAATGGAGTTGTATTATGACCGTAGACTATACGTTAGATGCCATGCTGGAACTTCGTAAATTCATCTGGTCAGATCTTGTTACCCTAAACATATTTGACGAAGATGATTATTTGACGGCAAACGGAGATAACTATAATCCTATAATTCCAGTACAGCAATCTGAAGTCTTAAATCAGCTTTTGAGCGGGAAGAAGCATATAGTCTATGATAAGATAGGAATGTCATACGAGGACAACTGGCTAATATGCTGTGAACAGGTTTTATTTACCATTTATTCAACCAATGTGTCAGAAATTAATCAATTTAGAAACTACATGGTAGATAGATTTAGAAGGCTAGACGCTTCTGCAAAGGATGTAAATGCATATGCCAACCTATCAAATAAATTTAAATTCCATAGTATATTTATAGCAGACATATCTCCAACATCCCCCTCAAAAGAGCTTGCAGGATTTTTTGCCTCAGATGTTATTTTGGAGATCAAATATTCAAGAATTACCGATGGGGCAGGTAGGTTTACATAGTTTGCCTTATGACCTCTTATAGCCTAAAATTAGACATAGAGGAAAGGGCCTAGCCAGCCAAAAAATTAAATAATAAAACCCCACAGGAGGTGGAAATAAAAAATGGCATTTAATGCAAAGAATATTATTATTGGTGCAGCACCGCTTAATATTACTACATTGGACTCCACAGATGGAAGCTATGCAATTCAAGATCCAACAGGTCTTACTTCATTTGCAACAGGATCTAACGGTTCTGCTGTAGATGGAAATGGAGACCTTAGAGCATCTGTTGTCGGATCTACCGTTGCAGCAGCCTACACAAACGTAGGATTTACAAATAATGGTCTTCAGATTACATACAATCCAACATACGGATCTGTTACTGTAGATCAGCTTCTTGATACTGCAAAGCTATTCAAAGAGTCAATGGAAGTTATGCTTGCAACCGAAATGTCTGAAGGAACACTTTTCAACGTTATGACAGTGTTCGGACAGAAGTCGTCAAGCAAGACTGGAACATTAGGCGCAAGTGCAAATGAAGTACTTGCTATTGCAGGTGGAGCTCTTCTTGAAGCTCCAACAGAGCGTCAGCTCCTTGCAGTCGGTCCAGCACCAACAAATGCGTCGCCAAATACTGAGCGTGTTTATTATGGTCGTCGTGTTTTGTCGGTTATGCAGTCACAATTCAGCTTAGCCCGAAATACCCCAACAACATTCCCAGTTACATTCCGTCTTCTGCCAGATACTACGTATGCTGGTTCAGAATATGGAAAGATTGTTGATCGTTTCCGAGCAGCATCTTAATTTATAATTTAATATTATAAATAGCAAAACCCCCGAATTTTCGGGGGTTTTCTACTTGTGTTAATAATACCATTTTGTTATAATAATTAAGACTATCCATAAGGAGGATAACTTGGCTACTACAGTATATAGCGTAGAAGAAATTGAACTACAAAATGGTTCAAAGGTTACACTAAAACCATTAACAATTAAAGAGCTGCGTAAGTTTATGGCAGCAGTACAAAAGACAGCAGATACAAAAACTGAAGATGAGACCCTTACAGTTCTTATTGATGCCTGTGCGGTTGCCCTAGAAAGACAATTGCCAGATTTGGTAAAGGACAGAGATGCTTTGGAGGATGCGCTTGATGTTCCAACAATCAATCGTATTCTAGAAGTTTGCGGAGGAATTAAGCTGGACGACCCAAACCTTCTAGCGGCGGCGGTTCTGGCTGGTCAGAACTAGACCTTGCCGCATTGGAGGGAGAGCTCTTTCTTTTAGGTCATTGGAAAAATTACGAAGATCTAGAATCAAGTCTCTCAATGCCAGAAATTATAAACACATTTAAGGCTATGCAAAAAACTGAAGAAGAGAAAAGAAGATTCTTAGCATCGCTTCAGGGCATAAATTTAGATGGAGATAATAAGGAGGATACCGCCTTTGACGATATCCGAAGACGTGCAATGGGCATAGAGGCTAATGCAGACGATATAGTTTCTCTGCAAGGCGTTGATGCACATTCAGCGGGCTTTGGAATCGGAATGGGTATAGGATACTCTAAGGGATAAATAAATGGCTGCAGAGCAAATAGTAACAAACATAGTCGCAACAGCCGACTTTTCAAGCCTATTAACAAATGTTAATAGGGTTACTGCTAGCTTATCAGAATTGCAGCAAAAACTAGCGGCAACAAATAAAGCGTTAGCAAATCAAGTAAAGGCTATAAATACTTCATTTGCAGAAACTTTAAGAAGTACAAATCAATATTCTACACACTTTGTTAGTTTAACATCAGATGTAGAAAAGTTTGGAAAACAGCTAGATACTGGAAGACTTAAACTAAGAGATTATTTTAGAGTCTATCAAGACCACCAGAGGTCATCAGCTGGGCTCATAAGAGATCTTGCCAAGCAGCAAGTACAGTTACAAAATGCAGTAGTTCAGCCCTTGGGTAGAAATGCCGAAGGGCTAATGCAATATAACGTTCATATACCAAGAGGATTAGATGTAACTAAAAATAGAACTTCATTATTAAAGCAAGAGCTTATGATAATGAACAAGGTTATTCAAGATGGCGGAATACAACTCATCAACTGGGGTAAGAATACTCAGTGGGCTGGTCGTCAGTTAACAGTAGGTCTTACATTACCATTAGCAGCATTCGGCAAAGCAGCAGCAGATGCATTTAGGGCGGCGGATCAAGAATTAACAAGATTGGCTAAGGTTTATGGAGATATAGGCGGAGCAACAACTCAAGAGTTAACAAGAATTAGAACTCAAGTTGCAGCAACTGCAAAAGAACTATCTTCAGCAATGGGAGTTAACTTTAAAGAAACAATTGCTCTTGCTGCTGATATTGCAGCAACGGGCAAACAAGGAAACGAATTACTTTCTTCTGTATCTGAAACAACACGTCTTGCAGTACTTGGTGAAGTAGATAGACAAGATGCAATGAAAGCTACTCTTGCAATTCAATCTGCATTTAAATCTAATACTGATCAATTAGCTGAATCTATTAACTTTTTAAACGCAGTTGAAAACCAAACATCTACTACTCTAAATGATCTTGTAGAAGCAATTCCTAAAGCTGGTCCAGTAATCAAAGGCTTGGGCGGAAACGTACAAGACTTAGCTCTATATCTAACAGCTATGCGTGAAGGTGGAATTAATGCATCAGAAGGTGCCAATGCTTTAAAGTCAGCACTAGCTTCTTTAATTAATCCAACAGATGTTGCTGTTGATAAATTTAGATCATTCGGAATAGATTTACTTGGAATAGTAAATAGCAATGC